GATTAGCCCTCCGCTTTTTCAGTCGGTGCATCGACTGGATCATTAATTTCATGTGCCTTATCAGTAAATTCCGCTGTGTGCTCTCCACCCAATTCATCACGCGGCTTTTTGTACGTCATAGCCATTTTGGAGTCACTCGTGCCTTTAGTAGTTGGATCAATCACAACACCTATCATCACAAGTAATCCGATTAGCATTTCTGCAAGTCGCCTAAGCTGCTCCTGCTCGACCTTTGGTGTAACCCCGAAGATCGCCAGCACCTCATAGATTAGTGACAGTGCAGCGGCTACAAAAGTCAGCAGCCACACCTTGTTGCCAAACCTTACTCTCCAATTAATTTTCATTTTTGTCCTCCTTTCAGACAATTAAAATGCCGAGCTTTCGCCCGGCTAACTAACTTATTTATTTTTTTCTAAATCATCTAGTCGATGATTCACCACCTTGAGTCTTTCCTCTATAACAGGAATTTTTTGCGCAAACCCATTGTGCAGTCTAACTTCTTCCGTAAGCTTGTCTATCTTGTAATCAGTAAGGCAGCTCGACTTGCGAATGCCATACAGCGAGCCACCCCCTGCTCCTAATGCTGATACGACAGCTACTACTATGCTTGTCCAGTCTATCAACTTTAATTCCTCCTAGTTATGATGAATGTACACGTTGCGTTGCTCGCCCCAATTGTTGTGTAAAAAGCTGTATTTACGTCCTTTAATTACGGCAAAACAAACAGAGCCATACTGCTGATTATTTGCAATTGTGCACATTCCAATATATTCATTATCTGTTAAATCTTTGCAAAACAGATATGCCCCTGCAGCAGTTGCTCTTCCGCTACAAGTAACAATTCCGTCATGCGGAGCTGTCCATGTTCCGCTCAAAGACAAGGTATCTTTTACATATTTCTTATCTTCAAGCCTCTTCAACTTATTCTTCACTTCTGCCATAAATTTATTGAGAGATATCATTATGCAACACCTCCCATCTTTATTAGTTTTGCAAAGCGCTTGAAAACCTTGATTTTACAAGGTTTTACCCCCCCATATAGGAAATAACAACCTTAATTTTACAGTTGTTCCATTCGGCTCCTGATATAAGTTCAAGATTTCCAGAGCGAACAATTGCAGCTAATCCCCACTCGATATAACCTCCGCTACCATAGTTAAGCATTGGATAAGATAATGGCAATGTATAGTTCGCATACTGCACCGCTCCACTAATTGACATAACTTTATCTACATCAATACCAACACTTCCGAGAGAGTTTATTCCCTTCTTGATGTTGATAGTTTTAGTTACAACCTTTGTTCTGATGCCTGTGTCCGCCTCATCGATACTTTTAAACTTTTCTGTGATAGCTGCAAGCGTGTTATTAAGACTTATCATATTACCTCCTATACTCTTATACTGCTTCCGAAGTAAGCAACAAGCTCAGACTCTAACGATGCGTTGTTGATATGCACATCGGTCATACCAACATTTGCATCCTGAATGTCGCTCTTCAACTTTTCAATTGCATTCTGCAAGCTTCCTGCAGCAGTTCCGCTAATAGCTCCCTCTAGGATTGACTGCCAACGGTCCGTAATTGCCTCTAGGCTGAAGTTCGTCGGAAATGCCGGAAGAACAAACCCGCATAACTCTCTATCTGGCCTCTGATCAAGAATTACGGCGCTCGTAATATCTGTTACACCAGCACCAACATATATGTCAGCTAAAGCGAGCTCGTAATAATTAGGTTGCTGAACTAGATTAGGCGCTATAGGTGTTGTTGACGGTGTGCCCTCCTTTTTATATATGAGCATGTTGCGTACGCTGTCGGATAGGTCGAGTCTTACGACAATTCTGTCGATTCGCTTCAGCGACGGATGGGCTTGCGCGACGTTAATCGTCTCTTCTCTTGTGTTTCGCCCAAGAGCTCCTTCGATAACGCAACCTCCAGGCATAACTTTAACCTTCATACCCCCAATTGCCTGTACTTGCATGTCAGAACCATCTGCCCTAACGGTCGTTACACCATTAGACCAAACTGATTTAAAAACTTCCCTTATATCACTATCCGACACAGCTCTATCACCGTTAGGGTCTGAATCAAAATGTGACTGTAGTGGTAATGCAATCATTTAGTTACCTCCTTAAATGTTTAATGCAACATATTTTTGCTTGCGCGGGGTGCCCATTACGAGCTGAACCTCTACTGTATTCTTGCGATGAACTTCTTTAACTTCCATAACTCGAGCTGTGAACATCTGCTCTATATCGTCAAGAACTATCGTACATATGTCGCCTAGGTTGTAGTCCTGTAGGTAGTAGAATGTGTTTTGCAACACATCTACGTTGATAGTCTCTTGCCTCCAATGATTAAGCATCTCAAGTTTGCATTGATTTCGAAGCTGTTCTCGAATTATTGACTCATTGGCAACCTTTAATTCAATGCCCGAAACGTTGCCCTCGATTACTTTTCTCGGACAAATTGCGAGGTCTCGGGGTCGGTTTGTTTCGTCTATATAGCACTCTCTGATGCGCCCTTTGTACTCTCCTGTGTCGGTTTTTATTTTTTCCTCACGCTTAAAACCTATTTCATCCATAGTCTGATGCGCCTCAATGACTGGGTATGCTCCGCTATCATCATATACATATTCTATTTTTGACACATTTTCAAAACCTGCACCAAAGACTACTTTGTTTCTCAAATCCTTACCACGTATAGGGAAGATTTTGTAAAAGTACTGCGGTTCTCCTATGTGCTCAATCCAGTCCTTATAGTGTTGTTCCCATCCTGCGTAATTGGTATGTAGCACTTTCGCATAAAAACTGCAATCAAATAGTCCGCATACGTCATACATTACCTGTGCCCCGTTTGTGCCCTCTTCGAAAAAGTACGATACAGCGTTTAACCAATCAATATCTTCGTCAAACGCGACACCCCCGATTAGTGCGGGTAGGTCTCCAGGAACATACCTATAATCTTCGGGACCATACCCGCTAGCGTATGTGTTAAGGGTAGCCTCTATGCTCGTCGTTGCATAACTGGTTACATTCAAATTCTCGCTGTTAAGAATCGAAATTGCTGATAGTGCTTTTTCCGCAAAGAATCCAGATATAGTCACCATCGCCCCTTGAGCGGTTACTTCGTATACGGTCTTCTGTATTATGCCCGTTTCTGGTCGTCCTGTGTTGCGTACGAACTTTACATGCTTATTCCAATCTTTAGCCGCGAGATGTATAGAGAAATCACCAGGCTCTCTCCATTTGCGATTCCACGACGCCTCTATAAAGTCGAGGTCTTCGAGCCGATTCATGAACTTATCAAAGAACTGTATCATACCCCGTCATACCTCCCTACATAATCTATACTTGTCCTCAGTGCAGATGCCCCTGCCTCTGCATCGACCTTGACAACATTGTCGCCATAATCGAGTACAAACTGCCTAAAGTCGTACGGGTCGTCGCCCATTCCCATCGCTAATATTTTGTTGTTATGCACCGCATAAGAACGCGATGTATCAATTGTGATTGTGTCGCCCTTCTTGAGTTCTACGTTCAGAACAGCAACATTGTTGTTAACCTTAATGGTGATATTCTTTGCATACCCTTGAGACTCAATCTCGATAATAGGCTGTGCTGGAGAAGAGCCAAGATATTCGATAACCTTCTCTGTCGTAATCTCTTCCCTTGAAAAGTTGAGCTTTTTGCGACCGAACGCATGCGGCCACACCCATAAGGGTTGTCTCTTGCTAAAGCTCGTCTGATCACCCTCTACGGCGAACAAGTCGGCATGCGGCGACAAGAACTTAACTGTGAGGTCAGGCTTTTTGTAAACATTCCTTGTCGGAATTGATTTGCCTGTAAGCTCGCAGTCTTTAGCAATTCGAGTTACTCCATTATAGGTTATGTGTAAATCCATCTTGTAACGGTTATTGTGGAATCCTTGAGCCTTTGACCTTGCCTCGTGATTCTGTGCTTGTGCGGTAATAGTTATCTCCCTCGGAAGTCTGCGCCTCCCGGTGATAATTGCACCATCTCCAACCCCTCTAGCTTCTTTTGAAACTTCTATATCCGCTGCATCTACCCCCGTAACGGAAGTAGTTCGCCAATCATCTGATTCGTAGTGAAAAACTAGGCCGTCACTACGAACGGCCTTTAAAACTAAATTGTGTATCATTATTGTGCTCCTGCTAGTCCTAACTTCGCAGTCTCCCACGATACTGCTCTAGATACATCGGCTGGTGACTTCCAAGGCTGATTGAAGTTGATGGTCTGATTAACTTCAACATTTTGGCTTGAAGCTGTCGCACCGAAGATTCTTGAACGCTCACCACTAATTGCTGAGGCTATAGGATTAATCTCTGGGGCGTCTATCAAGAATGCATCCTGCACTAGCCCCATTTGCTCGCCTATAGAATTGAGTAGTTTGTCTGTGTTTCTTACAATCCCGACGTCCATACCCTCTATAAGCATCTTACCTATCCAAGTTGTGAACCTTGAAGGCGAGTTAATGCTGAATACACTCTTTAGTTTCGACTTACACTTCGCACCGAGCGAACCGATTATACCGAGTGCTCGACTAAAACCAGCCTTGATACCGTTAATAAGCCCCTGTAAGAAGTGAACTCCAATACTGTATAGATTACCTATCGCGCCCCGAACTCTGCCAGGAAGAGACCTAGCACCACTTACAACAGCCGAACCAGCTCTCACGAACCCATTACGTATACCTGTAGCGAATCCAATTAACCAATTTATCGCAATTGATACGAGCGAACCTATTCCGCTAATAATCTTGCCCGGGAGTGCTGCCGCAAAGTTCCACACCGCATTGATCACGTTCGCTGCACCTACAAGGAAACCTTCAATAAAGCCCCATATCCAATTAACAGCAATCGTTACAAGGCTACCTAGACCGCTTCCTATCGCTTTAAGCACCGCTACAGCTAGGCTACCAACTGCGGCAAGGATAGTAGGAATACTCTTAATAATTCCTATAACCACTGCCCACGCAATACGTGGAATTGCAGAGGCTATCGCAAGTCCGAGCTTGCCCATGCCGACTATGAACGTTTTTAGGAACCCTGTAGCAATTCCCTCGCCACCTTTAGCTCCTGCCTGTTCTCCGCCTTGATTTGCACCTTCACCAACTCCAGAGAGTAGCGACTTAATAACCTTTGGTATAGCTGCGATAACCGCCTGTATAGCCTTTGGTAGTCCTGTAGCAATGGTCTGGGCGAGTTGTCCGACTTTCTGCATCAGCCATGTACCGAGTTGCCCGGCTAACTGCCCTATAGTTGCTAGTGCCGATGGTAATGCTTTCCATATAGCCTTTGCCACCGTTGGCAAGACATCGAATAGAACCGTCTTAATCCCTTCTACAGCGACTTTAAAGCCTGCACCTATACCATTTATCAATTCTGGTATTTTCGCCTTAAAGGCAGCTATTTTCGAATGGATCAGAGCTATAGCTTTATCAACTCCGCCTATCTTGTTTACCCATACACCGAGCGCTGTTATAGCCGCCCCAACAGCAACTACTATTCCTGCTGGTGTAGCCATGAACGCAGCAATTGACTTACCCGCCGAACCAAGCACACTTGAGAGCTTGCCGACTGCCGACTGCATCCCTATAGGGATGTTGAGTAGTTTAGTGCCTAGCCCTGGTATAATCTTATCTACCCCAACACCGAGATTCAGCCACATAGAATTGTGGAACGCGCTGAAAAATTTCATTGCGCTACCCATTGAACTCCTTATAGCCTCGTTGAATACAGCCCACTTCTGCACCGCATAAAACGTAACCATCGCCGCGGTAAGTGTGGTAACCGCTACCGTTACTGCTCCGATTAATTTCGGATACTTATTTAATTTTGATGCCACCGCACCTAAATGAGGCACGATACGAGTTAGCAAGTTGTATAGCGGCTTAACCGCATTACCTGCCAAAATTTCGAGGTTGCCCTTTAAAGCATCAACTTGTGCCGCAAAGGTCTTACTTCCCTCTTTCATACCATTAAAGAACTGTCCGCCTTTGGATGTTGCGTGCTCCATTGCAGCTTGTACATCCTGGAAACTGATTTTTCCTTGCGCCATTTGGTCTTTTAACTCTTGATACGTGCCTCGACCCATTTTTGATAGTTCCTTTAATGGGTTGAATCCAGCATTGATAAACTGTAACAAATCCTGTCCCATAAGTTTACCCTGTGACGAAACTTGTCCGAACACAAGACCTAGCTGTTGGAACTTCTCCTTGTTGCCGAGTGATATATCTCCAAGTCTTCTTAAGTGACCGCTGACACTCTTCGAATTAACACCGAACGCAAGTAGCTGTTGCGATGCAGCTGCTAAATCAGTTGTCCTAAATGGCGTTTTCATAGCTAGCTTTCGCAGTTCTGCCACGTGTTTATTTGCTTTCGTGGCACTGCCTAGCAACACCTTGAACTTGCTCTGAAAGTCTTGCATCTGTGAATTATATGCAATTCCCATCTTCGCCAGTCCGACAGCGTGTTTTGCTACAACGAACCCCATACCTGCAGTAAACAGTTTCTTAACGGTAGACATGCCAGTGCTGACACCTTCGCTTTCTACTTTGGTGTCAAATATAAGTGTACCGTCTGCCATTATTTGAATACCTCTTCAAATTTCTTTCCAGCCGCCTCTTGTTCCTCTGTCAGTTGTTTAGGTAGTGCGAACTTTTCACGTAGCTTCTTGTAGTCTGGATCATCTCCGTCGTATGCCCTTATTTCAATGACCTTGGATAGAGCGGTATTCGGAGGTATTCCGTCTAGGAGGGCTTTAAACTTATACCAATGGAGCTCTTCTTGTTCTAAATCGTATAAATCTATGTTGTATGCTTGCCTAAATGCCGCATATATTAGATTTTCATCGATTTTGAAGTCAAGAACATTGGTTCTATCCTCGTTTCGCTCTACTTTTTTTCCGCAGTGATAAAATTCAACTATCTTTTCTATTGCCTCTGAAGAAAAATACCCCATAAATGACGGATTTTTGCCCATAAACAGCACAGACAAGTCCTCTAGCTCTGGTAACATGATCCAGAGTCGGAAGTCTGTGCGTATAGGGAAGTCAATTCCGTCAATATTCAAGGTTTTTGGCAGCCTTTTATAAGGAAGTTGCACTATTTCAAATCGGACAGGTTCGCCACGTTGCGCAAGAGCTCGTTTGCAGCTGTAAAGGCTGGTCTATCCATTTCCTCCGCTTCTTTCCTTTTCATGTAGTCCATTAACGGCGCCATATATACGTCGTCAATCTCTTTAACGGCAATCGCAGACTCGACAACGGAAATCTGGTCAGAATCTGCCGTGCCAAATACCTCCTTGATGCCCTCTCTTCCGATTGTTGATTCAAGGACTTTCATTGCGCTGTTGTGAACCTTTACATCGCCCTCACCGAAAGTCGCATTGAACTCATCAAAGAGCTTTGCAATCTTTGGCGTGCGCTTCGGTAGCTCGAACTCTTTATCGTTTAGAACAATTTCCATCTTCTCCATTGTTATTGTCTCCTTTTGCATAAAATAAAAAGGAGGGACGCTATATCCCTCCTAAAAAGTGTATTAATTTAGTGATAACCTATGCGCCAGCTGCTTTGAATTTAGGCTTTCCGCCCTCTTCTGTAACTGTACCCTTAATGACTGTACCTCTGAGCTGTAGGTCGAACTCAATCTTGCCATCTACTGCATCCAGAGTCTTTACAACTACAGTTGCTGGTACGTTCCAAGCCTTCCAGGTACCTGCCTTTGCAGCATCCTCATCGAACTTGTACACGAGCAGAAGGTCTACAACTGCCTCGCCTCCAGTCTTGAGGTTGTAAGCCAGGTCCCAAATAAGAGCAAAATCTGGCTCCTCTCTGTACATCGTGAGAGGAAGTCCGCTAATCTCTGGCTTATACTTGTCAAGCTCGATTGTTGGATTCTCATCAGCAATGTAGTCGTACTCCTGTGTACTTGCACCGAACTCTAACTTGAGTTCAGTCGCCTTCTTAATTCTTGTGTAGTCTGTCGCGCCTTTTCCTTTTAAGAATAGTGCGACTTCGTACTTTTTAACCTTGCCTTCACCTTTCATTAATTAATTCCTTTCTTGTGATAAGTGATACCAATTGAGATCTGATAAACTGCGTCATCGTTTTCGATATCAATCATATAATAACCGTTTGCGATAAAAACACTCTCGATACCCTCTACATCTGGTAGGTTGCCAATGCGGTCTTGTTCCTCTAACCAATCCTCTAAGACTGCCATAAAGTTATTTGACCACTTCCTATCGTGTTCAAGCTGTGCGTCTTTTCGTACAAGGAAGTAATAATACTCACTAACTATCTTGGAGCCGTCCACAAACTCGGTGACGTCTCTCTGCGCTTGCTTGTAAACTCCAATGCGGTCAGTCCCCTCTTCAAGTCGGTCAGTATCAATGTCCTCTATCCGAATAAATTTGCAACCGCACAACCACGTCTTAATTTTTTCGCTATTTGTCACCACTTTGTTACTTCTCCTTTGCGCCAGCAACTTGTGCCGCTACTTTTAGTAATTTGTTTCGTCCGCCTTCCTTCTTCATGCGCTCAAACCAGTAATTACCCCTTTTGGGTGCCCCCTTAAAACGGGCTGGCCGGTAATACCAACGTCGAGCATACGGAGTCCTATATACGACTCTTCCGGAACCTATTTTCGTGTGAATTGTTCCAGAACGCACCAGGGCGCCAGAGTCATGAGGTACGTACGGTTCACAGAGTCTTAAGACTTCTTGGTCGACGGCTCTTTGAACCTTGCCGCTTGGCTCTAGACCTCTTTTGCGGAGTATCACTGCTATAGGTTGCATCTCAACTCTTGCATCTTTGATTTTGAGCCCCATTACGACGTTAGCCTCCAATGTCTGAGCCTATCACGAAGCGAGTTGTCGGTAAACGTTCGTATCGTGAAGAAATGATAGTTCTTCTTGATGTTTTCAAACTCGCGATTAGACACATTAGTCATAGGGCACTCACCGAGGACAACAATGTCTTTTCCTTTAGTGTTAAAAAACACCTCATTTTTCAGATTGCCCTTTATCGGAATAGTAACCGATATTTCTTTAGTCTTAAAAACTTTACCGCTACTATCCGTAGTGCGAACAGTCTTCTCCCTCCACTGGCAACCTTTTATAACAAAGCGCTCCCAATAGAGGTCGTCGCCGTTCGTAGACCCCAAACTATACATTGTTATTGTGTCCGTAAAGTTCATTACATGCACCCCGTCAATCCCGTGCCAGATAGAGCTTGTCTTACCGCTCGTTCTAGTCCACTTTGCCACTCAGCCTCACCAACATAGTGCTCGGAGTATCCATCGTTAGACACGATAGATACCCCCGATACACTTGCCCTTGAATGTAGTTCATGTATAACTAGAGCGATTACCCCCTTGACTCTATCATAACGATAATCTTCCGGATGCTCCTCTGTAACCTCTTCAATTCGTCCACTAGTAATACCGAGCAGTATCCCTTTTGCCCTGTTATAGAGTCTATCAACATCCACGTCTTCATCGTTATAATACGCAAGGTATTCCTCAGTCATCATTGATAGCATGTTAACTACTTCTTTCCGCCTTTCTTAGGCTCTTCCTCTACGACCTCTTCGACTGGCTCTTCCTCTACGATAACCTCGTTAGTTGCCTCATCGAATTCAAGTCCTATAACTCTGCTCATGGTTTACCTCCTATGCTACTTGCAAGCTCCAGCGATGCCGTTAGCCTTGTTAACGTACACATCTGCGATACCAACCTCGCGGAAGTTGAACTGCCAACCGTCTGCATCCTTGTTATCCTCTGGAGCGATTGCCTTGTTAACGTTTCTCTTCTGGTACTGGATAACTGCGGAAGGCTCAACAATTAGGAAGTCGAGTGCCTTACCTGTAGCAGCCTTCTTGTATCCGCCCTTCTCCTGACCGCTTGTCTTACCGTCGTTCACCTCGATAGCGGTGAAGAATCTGCTTGCTGGAACCTTCTGAACGACAGCGAACTGCTGTAGAATCTCTTTTGACTTAGTTGTGTCAAGGTCTCTAATCATACCGTACACTGTTGGTGATACGAATAGAATTCTTCCGTCTTCTGGGACCTCGTTGTCTGTCATTGTGTCGTATGCCTTAGCAATCGCCTTGATAGCAGAAGCACCGTCTGTAATAGTGCTAGTTGCGATGTTAGCACCTGCCTTCTTGCAGTAGTTTGCGAATCTAAATGCGTCTAGCTCTGGGATTACCTTAGTTCTTTCAAACTCAGACGATAGTCTTCCGAATGCAACTCCTGCGGTTGATGCGTCGTCTTCTGCGTCTACGAGGAACTTACGACCTCTATCGAAGTTACACTTAACAGTCTCGTTGGTGAGCTCTACACTGCCCATAGTGTATCCTGCAGAACGGTCGTAATCTGCGAGTCCATCCATATCAATCTTTGGAATAACAAGCTCGTCTGCATTAGCTCCCTGCTGTGCTAGCTCTGGAGCACCGTCGAGCACGGCAGTAACTGAACTGGTCTTGTAAACTTCATCTAGTAGGTCAACGTACATTTTGAATTTTGAAATCTGATTTGCCATTGTTTAATTTTCCTTTCCTGTTGGTTTGAGTCCCATAACAGCCCTTGCAGTTGCCATAGCTGCGTCGTTTCCGTCTGTGCCTGTATCAGTTCTGCCCGACGAGTCTATTCTTGCTCCAGACGGCTTTGCGTCTGATCCGAATAAGAAGGATGTATCTTCCGATTCTTTCAGCGCCTTAATTGCTGCGTCGATGTCGCTCGTCCTATCCTTACTCGCCTTTAACTCGTCAAGTTTTAACTCTGCTCTGATACTTGCCTTCCTTCTTCCGCCAGCTTTGGTAATCGCATCATCTAGGAGCTTGTCAAACTCTGCGCCCTCTAGTTTGCTCTGCATTTCTTCGATTGCCTTCTGGTGTGCTGCATCCTTTTCCTGTGCTGCACTTGTTAGCTCGGCAATCTGTTTCTGTAGCGATTCCTTATCGCCAGCAGCGTCCTGCAGCGCCTTAATGCTCTTCGCCTGTTCGTCGAAGTCAGCCTTAACCTTGTCGTACTGCTCCGCCTTCTCCCTAACGGGGTCGAACTCTGCATGATGTGCATCAAGTATCTTCTTTGCCTGATCATCATCAGTGATGCCGATTTGCTTTAATAAGTCTCTTGTTAGTGCCATAGTTATATAATCCTTTCTGTATTTAACGTCCTGCGAATCCTTACGCCCAGACTAGCTTATTACAGACCTCACCTTTAACGCCGCAGTCCAAGGGCAATAAAAAAGCACCGCTTCATTGCGATGCTAATTGACTTATTTAGTTTTTGTGTTTATCTTGTTTTAGATTTTCCCAGGCTTGCCTAGAAGCTTTGCTGTATCTATCTAGCGATTTTTCATTTTCCTTGTCAGATTTAGTGTAGTCGTGTGCCCATTCGTCTGGGAGATGCACAGCATTTTTATTTTTCAATTCTTTCATAATTCCAACCAAACCTTCCTGCAACACGCCTAACAATCTCGTTACTATGTTCCTTCCATGTTGCTTTTTCATCACCTGTCTCGGTAAACATTTTTTTGTATTTTTGTAGCGTATAACCGTGAATATCGCGGTAAGTTTGCTCAATAGTTTCGAGGCTAGGTCTTAGCCCTGTCCCCACAGATAGCGAGTACCTTGTGCCATCGTGCCCTATAATCCTCATAGTTTCAACACTGCTTATGTTGCACATTACACTCATATCGTTTATAGAAAACGATGCACTACTTGGATGATTGTGTAATGATATTATGCTGTTTTTTTCAAGGGAATTCAAATATAAAACGTCTTCAAATGAAATACTCACGCTGTTAGAATTACCCGTTTTAAACGGTAAAACTTCGTTTCCGTCTTTATCCAGCCATATTAAAGCTTCAGTTCCGTACTTCTTGCCGTGTTCTAAAACTTTCTTTTCTGCTTTTTGAAAAGAACTTAGAGTTTTACCTATCTGCTCGCTACCGCTATACTTTATATACTCAAAATCTCGCTTATATCCCTTAACGTAAAGCCTTTCAAGATTCTGCTTAAGACCTGCCTTACTGCAAAACCTTGCGTATCGCTGCTCTTTTGCCTTAATTGCCGCTAGTCTTGTAGTATCTCCGCCTATATACTGTCTCTTAAGCTCTCGTAGTTCTCTCTCGAGTCTCCTCTGTACCTGCGTTGCCTGGTAATATGTGTAGGTTCGTTCGTCAACCGTTACAGGGTCTGGGTCTTTTTCAATCGGGTTAGGCTCAGAAATGCCCTCAAGGAATGGATAGAACGTGTGGCGACAGTTATATCCACACAAGCCTAATGGATCGTCTGGATACCCCGTAACGTCAGACAGCTTATATATCTTGTAGCCGAGCCTCTTCTCTTCCTCTGGATGTTGCCTACCGCTTATGCTGTACACTCTTCCTTGCCATGCTGCGTGGTCAGCATGTCCATCACCTTCACGGGCTCCTGCATGCGACGAAACCTCAACTAAATCTGTTCCAAGCTGTACTGCGTTGTCCATTGATATTTGCGCAGCCATTTGACCGAGTGTAGTCCTAACCGCAAGTGCAGCAGCTACATCAATGCCCCTAGAGATACCAGAGCCAAAGTCAACGTGCCTGATTCCGCTCTTCTCGAGATCTGACACGACTTTTTCTATCGCCTGTCCGCTCGAGAAACCGCCTGAGGCTACGTTCATTACCATGCTATCCATTGCGTGGCTAAATGCGTTATCTAGCCTTATAGGTGCGCCGATAAACTTAAACCCGGTAGAGTGTGTAAGGTTCTTCAGTTCATGAGCTAATCGGTGTGAAGCAGTTGCGTTTATCTCCGCCAGTTCAGAGCTGTGTCTGAGATGTCTCCCCTTCGACTTCCAGAAGGCTAAATCGTCGTAAAAAGCCATTGTGCCAGCACGACCGACTATATCATCGCCTTGAGCTTTTGCGTCCGCTACAAGCTGTTTTATGCGGTCTCTGACAGCCCTCTTGTAATCTAGAGTATTCTTCGCAATCATAGCTTGATATTCTTTATCCGCCTTTAGTTCACGCATGACCTTATTGCGAATCTCCATCGGCTTATATCCCAAAGCCTCGAGCGCCTTTGCCTGTAGTTCTGCAGTTTCAGTCCAACGCGACTCCTTGCGAACTCTACGAGCAATGTCTTTTATAACGTCCTGCTCTAGTTCCTGGAACAGCGGTATCATTTCCGCAGATAATTGCTCCTTCTGTCTATCCGATAGCATATCGAATTACTCCTCTATAGGTTCAGTCGGATCTGCCTCAGTTCCACTCCCAGCGTACCACGCAAGCGCCTCGTCATCAGATAAGTTGTACTTTTCCTTGAGGTAATGGATAACGAGCTTTGGCAGTCCGAACGTCTGCGCATCCTGTCTCATTGCTTCAAGTTCGCTCTGCCTATCAATAATAAAACTGTCGTCGTATCCGATTGTTACTTTGGAATTGAGTGCGTACTGAGTCTTATTAAATGCATTTGAGAACCACAACAGAGCCCTGATAGTGTCCTCTATGTAGTCGGTTAAATTCTGCCTTTGTTTGTTAAGTTCTTGCATCGAGTCTTGTTTAGTTCCGATGTACTCCGTAGCGGTTTTAATCTGACCGTTCTCAAAGCTATACTTCCTCGAACCGTAACCGAACTTAAGTGATAGCAGAGAGAGAGCAAGCTCTAGCGCCTTCGTAATGTCGTCTATTCGAATTTCAGGATTTACCTCCTGTATAAGCGAGCCTTCCTCTGGGAGAGCCTGCCCCATAGAAACGAACAACTTCTTGTGCTGCTTGTTCGGAGTTATAGGCTTTCCGTTCTCATCAAACTTACAAAGAGCTTCGTTGTATAGAATCATCTTGTCTGATTTATCAAGGTCACCGAACAGTACATTAAAAACTAAATCAACGACTTTCAATTCTAAAATGGAGCCATAAAGCTTTGGAAGTCCGTAGCCTTGCATTCCTGTAAGGTTATTAACAGCAGCAGTGGTTAACACCGCAAAAGGCTTGATTGCACCCAAAAGAATCTCAATTCGCTTGTTCGTTAACTCTTTGCCTTCGTAATCTAACACAACTGTTGTTGCTCTATAATTTTCCTCGACAAGCTCAAAAAGAACGATTGTAGTCTGTGCCTTGCCGTTTATGGTGTCCTCAGAGGCAAAGGCGCACTCAGTAACAACACCCTTCTCGACCCTTAATGGGAATATGCCTTTAGGCGGAACATACACAAGTTCGACTTCTCCACCCTGTAGCTCTTGTGTATCTAGCACATCAGCACCAACAACTCTTACATAAATGGCCGCAGTTCCTTCCGCAGCAATTAACTCTAGCTGCTGTCTGATGTTCTTCTGGAAGTTTTCAGCCTTTAGAACATCATTAATGTAGTCATTACTCGGCTTATCCTCGATTGTCAAGTCGACCACTTCGCATAGATTCGCATCGTCTTCACAGGCCCTTTTTGCGAAACCAGTACGAGCCACCTCGTACTTCTCCCCATTAACCGTACAGCGGTCGTGGAATCCTTCGATTGGTTCCGTCTTGTACCAGCTGTCGCAGATGTCTATCAGCTCTAGAGCTTTTTTATTCGTCCTGTATCCTCTCTTGTTAAGGAACTCAATAATATGCGTTCTCACTTACGTCCTCCTATAGGATGAAAATAATTTATGAAGTAACTCCATGAATAGAAGTCAGCATCGTATGTATCTACGTCCGTTGAGAAGTCATCAAGTAACTTCTCATCTTTGCTTTTGCTGTCGTACACCATTTCACTAATTGAATCTGCGATCGGTTCGCAGAAGTCCTTTACCCACATGAAACGTCCTGTATTTATGACAGCATTGTATGCTAGCACTCTGTCGCTAAACTCCGTCTTACGGCACCCTTTCACGTTAACACCAATGCGGTTAGTCGTACTGTATAGTGCTAGTCCATTCAGTATGAGTTGCTCCGCATTGTCAACGAATGCCGCAATTATTGGTATGCCTGGATAAAGCGCCCTGACTTCGCCAACAAACTCTCCAAAGGTGCTGTAAATTTTCTCAGGATCAACAGTGCCTTTGCTGTGTACGATTCGTTTGTAATGCAGTCGTATCTGTTTGTTAAATCCCTTTGTAAATCCTGTAGCAACGAATGGTGTGTGCGACTTCGTTCCGCCTATGTCTATGCCGATACATATTTGCACTAGTTTGTGTGCGTTTTGTCTCTCTCCAGCTGCGTTTAACGGCATAAGCTCATCGTAGCTAATTGCGTACTTGTCTGCATCATCTGCAAACTGTGGATGTACAAGTCCTTCAGCTCCAACCCATAATCCTTTAATAAAGCGCTTAAAAAAGACACCAACGAATTGGCGTCTGTATCGTTCCTTTATTGCCTCCGATAACGACAGATTGTCGTCCATCGTGAAGTGAATGTATATAAGCTCCTTGTCGTCCGCCTTATCAATCCAATTAATCTTGAACCAGTGACGAGGTCTATCTGGATTACAGTTAAACCACCATTTAGATCCCTCTACCGAACAACGAGCAGTAGCCTGATTAACGAAGCTCTCCGGCATGAGTGCGACCTCATCGAAGAAGAACCCAGCAAGTGTAATACCCTGCACAAGGTCTTGTGAGCGTTCGTCCTTACCGCCGAAGATGTAATAATAATTCGTTACCCCGTTGCGACTTACCTCGAGTAGGTTGTCGGCTCTATGATCCTTGAACCTATAGCCCCTAGCGAACAGCATCAACTTGAGTGGCTTTAGGACGTTTCGACGGAATGCACCGATAGTCTTACCAGCCATACCGAAGTTCTCGCCGCTAAACGTCTCCATTGACCACATGACGTAAGATAGCGCCATTGATACAGTCTTACCGGAACGGATAGCACCATCTGCAATAATTCCGTTCTTGCCTTGTACGGGCGACTCTGGCAGCCACCACGTTAGAACCCGCTTTTGCTTCTTGCTAAACGGTTTAAACTTAAAAACCTGTGCTAATCTTCCCATACATCCGTAACCTCATCCTTGAGAGCCTCGATAAATCCATCATCTTGGAATGTCTCTGCCGCGTCTTCGCCTTTTGCCTTCGCTGTCTGTGCCTTAATTAGCTCTATGCGTGATTTCTGCTCCTCCGTTGCCATATCCCAGTCGCGGTGCAGCATCTCGTCGTACTGCTTGATTAAGCTCCGTAACTCACCCTGTGCCCTCGCCTGGGCTTTAAGGAAGCTATTCTGCTTATCCCACGCCTGTTGTACATCCCACTTTTCGCCAATCACATTGCCGTCTCGTTCCTCTACACGTTCGATTGTCTTATCGTCTTTATCTTTTACGTATGCGATCTTCTGCGCTCTGATAATGGCTGCATAAGCAATCTGAATCTGATGCCACAATAGGTCTAGCGGATTAGCCTGCTCGACAGCCTGTACGATATCGAGTGTTTCTAGCGGAAGATACTTTGAAAAAAATCCGTACTTCTCGGCGTTGGTATTCTTTTTAGGAGCACCCGCACCTTTTGCGTTTTGATTGCCTCGAGGTGCGCCTTTGCTTTTACGAACGTTCGCTTTCTTTTTATTCGAACGTTCGCCATCCCAGTTATAAACACTCTTCCACCGCCTCACAGTGCCTTCTGGTAACTCCATCTGTTTAGATATCTCTATCAGCTTAAAGCCTTTATTGTATAGAGCCTCGGCTTCATCTGCTTTAGGATTCCTCGCCTTTGGCATTCAGCCTCACCTCTTCCCTTTGTTTGTTTTGTAAGTATTAAAAAAGAGCCCCGAAGGACTCTCTTAATGGTTATTCTAATGGTTATTCTTCATCTTCACTTCGCCTAAACAAATCATCGCCTGGGTAAGGCAGTGTTATAGGCGCTAAATCCGATAGTGATGTTATAATTCTAACGTAGCTCTGTAAATATGGAAACATTGATTTAAGTACAAATGTTCTAAGTTCATCACTCTCTTCTAACTCTACATCTGCTGAAAAAATTCCATCAATTAGAACGTGTAACTCAAACCTCTCTTCACCGTCTTCTCCGTTATCTGTAGATCTAACAGTGCAATCAAGGTTCCCTTTACACAGTGTTTTGTCGTCACAAAAATCTAAAGATGTGTCCAAAGCAACGCTTAAATTGCGTTTTTTTTCATTTTCCAGTTCGTTTACAAAATTAATCGCTCGAATATTAGTCTTAGTTAAATTAATTTGCCCAAGCATTGTTTTCACCTCTTGTTTTTGGAATCTTGTAAGTAAATTGAGTTTCTTCATTAATTCTCTTATCAAGCTGTATATTTACAGTTATTTCCGCTTTGTTACTTGAAGTATTTATAGACTCATTACATCTAGCAATCTTTTCTTCAAGCGCCTCTGTGACAAACTGATTCAACTTTTTATTTTGAAGGTTAGCTTTTATAAAAGCTTCTCTGTGTACCTCTTGTGGCACCCTCACATTAAAGCTACCCTTAAAAGGTTTCTCGGGTACTTTCCCATTCTCCTTGCAAAACTCAAGGTAGTCATCAACAGCCTTTTCAAATTCCAACTTTACTTCGTTTGCAGACTCACAATAAAAATCAACAAAATCACTAATTCCTTCTATTTTTCCATATAGGATACAGTCTTCGCTATCAAATTCAACTTTAGTACAATAACCTTTATAACTAAAAATATTATTCACTATAACTCCCCCCTTTCTCGAAGCAACTTCGCTACATTTCGTTTAGCGATTATCTTCATATCATTTCCCGGGTGCGGTTTGTGAAGGTTGATAATTTGTCCATCTTTTTCTCGAAAAAATCTTACTCTTGATCCCGAAGTTTTTCCTTTATTCGATTCTGCATAACCCAAATAGTTCAGAAATCTCGTCATTTCTGTGTAAGTTACTGTAATTTTATCGTCATTTATTTTGTCACGTAACTTATCAATTCTGCTCATACCTTCTCCGTAGCAATGTAACTATTTGTAGTTACAGTTTAACATCTCAGAAAATATTTTCAAGTAGTAAAATCGTGAAATTTTGTATCACAAAAGAAAACCCGATACCAACTGGTACCGGGCAACACCTTATTAAGTTTGACTTTAAATGGATTTGTTCAAGCAGTGCCTCGGGGTCTATTCTCCCCCTCTCCAGCTTTGCTTGAGTATATCATAAAATAAGAAAGTGAGTATATTCAAGTCTACACGAGTCTACTTTTTTAGGCTTTTAAGTATTTCTTTGTGTTTCTTAAAAATCCACGGTCTTGACCAATGAAGAGCCTTTACTACATCAACCCATTCTAGTCCCTGTATGTAGCGAGCATATATTATGTCTCTCTTTATACTGTCCGTTTGACTATCCATTAAAGACCTTGCCTTGTCTATCAATTGAACTAACTCGTTGAAGTCACCCTCTACTTCTAGTTGTAGGTCAACTGCATAATTCAGACAATCACTAGCCAAATTGTTGACACTCGATTGCACTCGCTCCTTGTACTCAATAGCTCCACCTGTAGCCTTGGTCTCATACAACTCGATTCGTAACACTTTGCGCTTAATCGCAGCTCGTAGCCTTGGGATGCGCAGTAATTCGTCGCTAGTTATCACACTCATGACTCCGCTCCCTTGATATTCGTCTAAGCTGTCTAGCAATCTTATAGTCCTTGTAAATCTCCACGCTTGGCTCGGTTCGCATAAGATACTTTAGTTGTTCGGTCATGATCTCGACGTCTGCTATCTCCTCAACAATTGCCTTTTCGTCCAATGAATCGATAGCCTTTATAAGTTCGCCTAGCTCTTCCTTGCACTTTCCTAGCTGATGTTCTAACCCATAGTGGTCGGCTATGTACTTCAAATCTTCGTTAATCATTCTGCACCTCCTAACTGCTCTGCATATCGCTGAGCCTCTCGCAGTGTATCGAATCTAATTGACCTGTGGTCTCTTGCGTATACGTAATGCCCCCTAGTCGCCCACCTACAACCGCTAGTCAGCCTGATTGCCTGGCGCTCCGTAATTACTGTTACTCCGTACGGATTCGGAACAGGAATATATTCTTTCGTGTGTCTAAAAGCCCCGTAGGACTCTGCACTTAATATCCATTTAGCCATTCTGTGCCTCCATATCTGCAACAATTACTATCGCCAGTAATATCGTTGCCGCTATATACATCCCTTGCCTGTGTCCTATGAATATATCCAGTAGCGGGATGATGATCAGGTATATTACCCCGATATCGAACACCAGGTACAGCCAGTTAGCCGCTATTATGTTGCCCCTGTAGTGCTGCACTAGGGCAATTACGCCAAGCAGCATTAAGGCTATTAGTTTAATTAGCATGACTCCTCCTTATGTAATTTTGTTATTTTGTTATTTATTACAAAATATGTTATTAATTTTGTTCATACATCTAGTTTGTTCCCAACTGTTCACAGCTTGTTCTCAATAATTTTCGCTTGTACCCCAGTATTATCAAGGCTGTTCGCAAATTCGCAGTTGTTCGCAACTTTTTTTGCTCACACTTATATGCGTATATGTTTTTTTATGTTTTTTTATACAGCCTATAAGTGTGTAAATATTTTTGTGAACATTGCGAACAAGTATATATTAATTACTTATAACTATTGAAATATCAATGTTTTTACCGTTCGCAAGTGGCTTTTTATTTTTGGAAACATTTTGTGAACATTGCGAACAAGTTAATCTTTTTCATCACCTAAAAAACTCTTTTTAACTGATATACAGCACGGTGATGTTGCTCCTATCCTTACTCGGCGGTCTTTTCTACCCTTATTTGTTTCAAGAACCTTAAGCCTATCTAGGTACGACACCAATTTCTTGTAGTTAATGCTCGCTTTCTGGCAGTGTTCTCTTAATACAGATGCAACTATATCAACCGTATCGAATGTATTCGCTACTCCATAAATCTCTGGCGCATCTTCATCAAATTTGTTCCAATTTTTAACTATCCAGCCTTTTAGCCACTCTACCGCCCTCAAGTCTTGTGATACGTCGTCATGCGTTGCGATGTAAGGCTCTAGGTCTTCTGCTGTAAAGCTAGGCGATTCGTTTAGAATTATTGAACTGTAGAACGCCTCAGCCACAACGATAATAGATGCGGCAAGGGCTTGTTTGTCAGTGAATCCCTTTTCGCTATATTCGGCAAAAACAGACTGCTGTGCGGTCTTAATCTTCTTGCGTGTTTTGCTGTCTAATGCCTCTACGAACTCTCGTCCTGCGTGTCCATAGTTCGACTTTACTGCCTCAACTATTTTCATAGGGTCGTTGAAGAGGTCGTCTTGACACTCGATTTCGAATACTCGGTTTTTTGCACCGCCTCCACTAAGTTCGCCTGTAATTGGTTGCTCTCCACTTGATATAAAGCAGTTTCGCCAATTCCTTGATGCTTGTATGCCTAGTTGTTTATTAGATCTACTCTTTCCAGAACCTTCGCACAGTTCGTAAATCAAACTGTCGAAATTGTCCGTTGCTCCTGCCTTGATTTGAAGCTCGTCACACACAACGGGCATGCTGTATAGGGTCGATGCAAGGATTTCCTGTGCGACCTTTGTCGAGTTAAATGTCTTTATATATGATCCGACGTCGGGCTTTCCCCATACTGATGCAGCTATCATTAGCGATACTGTCTTACCCCCTCCAGATGCTCCCCAGAAGTGGACGAAGAACGGTAGTGCGTCGAGTGGTTCAATTAGAACCGATGCGAATGAAGCAGCTAGTGCAACTTTTGGCGCTATCTTATTGGAATTTCTGACAGTCTTAATAACCTCTTTCCAATCCTCTATAGTTCCGCTCGGTCTCGTTACGCATTGCTCTAACTCTGGGTAATTATCATCTGCATCGAATTCAATGCCGTCTACATACGGTGAAAAGTCTTTGCCAATCCAACCGAACCGATTAATGCTCTTGATTTCAACAATCTGGTTGTAATTGGTATCCTCAAAGTCCTGTAGATAATTAACTAGTAGAGCCGCATTAGTGCTCGATACAGACACACCCTTATTCGCTAGTGCAACAATGCTCTGTGATGAGGTGATTCTTGACTTCGGAACGATGAACGATTGTAGCCGTTCTAGTTCCGAATCTCTGGAATACGTTATTTCGAGCTTTATTTCGCCTGTAAGACAATCAATAAATCGTTTTGATATATATATCGGGTGACTGCATGCAAGCTCCATAGTGGTCTTCTGTACCTCTCCTGTACTGGTTAGAACCCACCTAGTCGGCATATCGAATCCACCAATTGAGCCTACACTCGATACCGCCTCGCCTCGCAAGTAATCTGAAACTATTGCGTTAAAGGCTTTCGCTCCGAGTCCAAGCTCTTTCGCCTCATGTTTGAGCTGAACTAGTAGCACCTCCCTCTCGCTGACTGTTCTGTCGCGTAATCCAAGCTCTTCAAATACGGTTCCGTCCGCAAAGTCAGACAACGAGAAGGTCGTCGTTATTTCGTTGTTATTCATTGCGTGCCTCCTTGTGCTGTCCTCTGCTCCGAGCTAGTTCATCCTCATATGCGACTATATCGTCTAAGATTTCTTCTAGTCTGCTAGCCTCTTCATAATCGCCGTTTTTAAAGGCGATGCGGTGCTTTTCGGTTAGTTCTAATACTTTCGCCCTACGAGCTTGTTTTAGTTCCTCTCGGGCTAGTTTCTGACGTTGTGCGGTGGCTATAGCCTTATTGTCCTTTGGTGCGTTTAGTTTTGTGTCGATTCCGAGTCCTAAGTCTCTATTGATTCGCTCTATAGCCTCCATAAAGCTGTCACCGTAGAGATTTTGAACAAAGTCGAACATATCGCCACTCGCACCGCATGCCCAACACTTGTATCGCTCGTTTTTTATTGATAAAGACGGATGATTGTCGGAATGGAACGGACAGAGTGCACTGCCTGTACGATTGAAGTGCGTCCCGTAATGCTCCATGACGGACTGCAAGTCTATTCGGTTTTTTATAAGGTCCGCTAATCTTGCTTTACTCATCTTGTTCCTCCAATAGCTCTAAAATCCTCTGTCCTGTGTTCCTCTTGTGGCAAAACTCTACTCGCAATGGGTACTTGTGACACCATGAGACGAGAACCCTATACACTTGCTCGCCTCTGACTACTCCTCTAGGTGCAGTCCAGAGCATTAAGTCTTCTATCGTCTCGACTCTGATTGTCTTCTCTCCGTCTTTGTAGCTGTTCTGCTCGACGAGCAGTATCAACTCGCTACCCGTCGCCTTAACTCGTTCTAGTTCTCTTTTAAATCTCTTACGATCACGTGTGCAGTTTATGGCTAACTCAGCTATGTTGTGTTTTCTGTCAATCACTCGATTAGGCTTTGCATAATTCATGTAATCGCCAAAGTAGAGCTTTGTAACATCGTACTTGACGTTATTCTTCGCGAAGTGGTTTAGTATGCCACTGATTGCTTTTGGTTTCTCGCGACTATCAATTAGTAGGTACATCTAGCGCACCTCCTCTAGTATCCCTGGGTTTTCGTAAATGTTGCCCAGTATTTTGAAACCTTGCCCAAATTGACTCATAAACACTATGTTTCCTCTATAGTGCTTATCTATGCATTCAAATACAAAAGCTTGATTTTTGTCGGAATATTTTGCAACTCCTATCCATTCTGAGAAGCCTACCGCTCTTACGATGTCACCCTCGTATATTTCTTTTTCGTTAACATTTTTTAACCCTGTATATTGGCATAAAATAAATCGCTCACCATCTTGGTCAGTTTCCCAACATTCCGCGTGCTTGTCGTAGAACATAAGTAGGTCGTCGTCTATCGAATAACTCGTCCACTTTTTAAACTTCCTATCCCATGCTCTGAATTTTATCTCTCTCATGTCTTGCTCCTACTTCTCTTTTAAAACGGAACGTCTTCCTCTATCTGCTCAAATCCGTCCGCCTTCGGTTCGTTGCTACCGCTATCGGATTTCTTTCCGCAGAAGTCGAAGCTACTTACAATCAGATTCCAAGTTGTGCGATCATTACCGTCTTTGTCTTTGTATTTGTTCTGTTCCATTCTTCCTTGGCATACGATTTCGGAGCCTTTAGAGAAGTACTTATCGATTACCTCGGCTCTTTTTCCAAAGATTGAGCAGTTAAAAAAGTCCGCATCGTCTCCATAATCTCGATTTACTGCTACAGAGAATCGACAAACGGCTCTGTTATCTCCGTTGCTATTCCTGAACGACGAGAGCTCTGGGTCTCTCGTCAGTCGTCCTTTGATTGCAATTACATTCATTTAGTTATCCTCCTCATATATTTCGTACTCTGTAGGTGCTGTTAACACTTTTGTCGCCTTACAGTAATCACAACTCTCGCATCTGTTTGGCTCAATATCACCGAACTTAATTAGTGCATATCGGTCTATTTTCGCCTCGACTCCATGAGCCTTAAGTGCTGCATCTAACATATGCTGCGGTATATGAATTACTGCGATATCTGGCACGGGTTCTTTTGTTGCCGCTACGATATAGAACGGTAGCGGTTCGGCTCGTCTTGTCGCAATCTGCTCAACTCTCTGATAGATTGCACCTTGTAGGTCGTAGCCCCAGTATTGTATCCAGGGCACTCTCATTCCGAGACGAGGATCATATATAGGCTCGAAGTCCTTAACGATTTTGAGGTCCACAATTCGCTCATCTGGAATATATGCGTCCATCTTGATTTTCCAATCGTATCCGAATAGGTTCGCTGACATAATGACTTGTTTGTCACCCTGAAGATACTTCATCATGAGCGGGTCGCTTTCGATTCGATTGATAATCTCCTCGGCTCTTACATAGTCTGACTTGAGTGTTCCGTCTCTTTTTAATAGCTCGGGATGCTGTGCTTTGAAAATATCAAGCGTTCCTTCAAAGTGAGCATCTACATATGAGCCGACGAGTAGGGCGGTTGTTTTCGCCCTCTCGTAATTTCCTGTAAGCTCTGCAAGTGCACAGTTTTCGCATTTTTCAAAAGATTTAAATTGCGAAACTCCGAAGTACTGCATTTGCGCCTCTTGGCTGAAATAATTTTCTGCTGTTAAAATCATAGATAATTAACCTCCATGTCTTCGCCGTTAGTCGTTCTGGTTGCAATGAACTGTAGTCCGCTAGCCTTGCATTTTTCGTACAGCTTTGCTCTGTTTTCATCTGATAGCTTTTCTGCTCCATCAATCAAGATTATTTGTAAATTGTTTGGTTTGCTCAAAGCGACATCTACACATAAGTTGAGTTTTTCGCCTTCGGATAGGTTTGAAATAGGTAATCCATTGATTAGAGGAACTCCATCCTCTACGGTCAGCCCTTCTACAGGGATTGTCGCGGTTTCAAGAATCTTGCCAGGGAGTTCTCTTGCAAGTTCTATCTTCTCTGTATAACCATTAGACTCATCTGCAAGCTTTTCGCACTCTTCCTGTAGCCTCTTCATCCTGTAGAACTCGTTAAGGTGCTTTTTCATCTCTTCCGCAGTTTTTACCTCTTCTTCGTCTGCGGAGGTATCAACTTTTTCTTTGTTGATATATTCATCAGCTACCTGCATGTCAGAGTCGAGTTTTGCAACCTTTTCTCTATAGGCACTCTCTGCAAGTTCGATTTTGTCTGTTAGCTTACCGTCGAGAGTTGTCAATTTGTCTTCTGCTGCCTTTATTTCGGCTTTCATTCTCTCAATGGAAGAAGAGAGCTCCTCTCTTTCATTTGCGATTTTTTCTCGTTCAGAAGATACTTGAATTTCTTTCTCTGCCTCATAGCCTCTGACCTTGTTGTCGTATGAGTCTTTGAAAATCTTCGCCCTCTCAATCCTTGAATTAATTTCTTTAGCTTTCTCAATTCTCTTGTAAGTATCTCCGAGGTCGTAATTCTCCCACTTTTCAGCCTCATAATTTGACGGAATTGTTTCAGCAATTTCTTCTACAAAAGCCTTCTTGTTCCTCAATTCTCTGTTGATATCCTGGCGAGTTTGAAAATAGTGCCCATTTTCCGCCTGTATGTCATTGAGCACTTGCAAAATGTTCTGCTCATAGTTAACATCTGGCGGGATCTCTCCGAACTGCTCTTTTATCCAGTTCAAATCCCAGTCGAACTCGATTAAGTCTAGAATTGCCCTGTTCTGCTCTTTCTTCGATAGCTGAATAAACTTGACAGGATCTAACTGTAACGGTGTAAAGATTGTCTTTAGCATTGCCTCTGGTGAACTAACTACTTTGCCTCCGTCTTTAATCGACTTGTAATCAGCTTGGTTTGCTCTTTTTTTACGGTCGATATAAAGTCCTGTATCAGTTTCGATAAGGATTTCGCCCTCGGTTTCTCCTTTTTTTAGAATGTAGTCTCGTTCGCTGTCATTTGTAAGTGCGTACTTAATCGCATCTATGATAGAGGTCTTGCCGACTCCGTTTTTTCCTGTAACTTCAACATTCTTTCCGTCAAGTTCCGTTTCAGTAATCCCGAATAGATTTCTAATCTTTATTTTTGTTGTTTTCATCTTTTTTACTCCTTTTAGTTATCTCCGTTATATAGGTGCAAATACGCCCAATGTTTTACATCTTGAGCGAGCCATCTCTTCGCCTCTGCGCTATACATTGCGATTCGGATGTTGCGTGTTCCTTCTCGTTCCGTCTGAACTAGGTAATATCCTGTAATGCTAGGGTTATGTTCTGATACGTGCCTCCATGTAGAGGCTGCGAACATCGAGCCAAATGCCTCTGGGTGAGCTTTGGCAATTGCCATCGCTTCGGACATGCCCTGCTCGTACCCTTCCATAAACTCTTGTGTTGCTAGTGCCATGCCCTATACCTCCTCCGTCTGTTCTTCCTGTACTGGCTCTGGCTCGGCACTCTTTTCAGCTCTTGCCATTGCGCAATCCATGCAGAGGTATTCGCCATACTTCACTTTTGCCCTCTCGGCAATTGCCTTCGCAGTATACTTGCCCGAGCCGACAATCTCCGCACCGCACTCGTTACAGAACAGCTCTTTGCTCTTAGGTGCATAGTCTCTGATTCGAAGTGCGTCGGTAGTCGTGCCAAACGCGTTAACCTTCTCGGTATAGATTGCGATTCTGATTCCGCTCCACTTCTCAACTCTTGTTGTTCCAGCAACCTTACTAATTCGCTGTGAGTTGGTTGAGTTGAGTATCATTGGCTTTAATGCTCTATCGGTAAAGTGGATAGTCAACTTCAGTTCTTTACCCTTGGCATTCTCGACCTGTTCCTGCTCGACATGATCAATCGTTGCGATTAAGTCGTCGCCTTCTGGGATGTCCCACGAACCTAAGTAGTTTTTATTCATGAATTTTCTGAAATCGCCTTGTAGTTTTGCCATTTTTGTGTTCCTCCTGTATAATGTGTTTGAGTTTTTTAGGGAGCGCGTGACTTCGGTCTGCGCTCTTTTTTAGTCCATAAATGCTAGGTCGTTTTCTGGAACAGATACGTGCTTGATTGTGAGATACTCGTCAACGACCTTTTCTAGCTCTTCGTCTGTTGGTATTCTTGGGTCAATCCAATCACATTCCGTTCTAGGTATTGTCTTTTCTGCTCCTAGCAAATCGCCAAAGAACCGCTCTAGTCTGCTCTTCTTTTCGTGTTTAGGTTCTAAGTTCAGCATGCCTTCTCCTCCTTTCGTCTTTTTTAACTCTCTTTGCTTGCGCTAGGCTCTTTCCTATATAGCCTTGCTTTTCCATGTCCTCTAGGTCGCATATAAGTTCGTGCTGTCTCTTCTGCAGTTCGTCTCGTCGCTCTTCGCTATCGGTCCGCATTAATGCTCTATCGATTGTTTTTAGTTCGCCTTCGATGAACTCCGCAGCATACTTGTATAACTTCTCACTTCTTATCATCTGTGATACCTTCTATAAGTGCCTCTAACTCGCTCAAATCGTCCTCATAATGGTATCGAGCCGACCTCAGTAGGTTCTCGTCACCTATACGGCGGTCACCTTCAGCCTCTTCAGATTTGTCTTTCAACAGAGTTGTAACTGACTCTAGATAAGCCTTTGCGTAACTGTATATGCGCTCTTTATCTAGCATTTTTGTCCTCCTTTTTTATGCGCAAGCCATCCTTCTGCAAACGCATATTTAAATGCAATGTCGACAACTTCCCTTTCCTGTAGATACAAAGCTCTGTCAAGTTCTGTTTCAATCGCTTTGTAATAATCGTTTTTGCCTTGCTTAAAGCAGTCTTGAGACGCTTTTATGCATGGTATAGTTCTCGCTATAGCGTCCAGTGTTTCTGCGAATGTCATATCTGTCCTTAGTTCCACTCTTCTTCCTCCCTCTCTAACTCTTCGCTATACACCATGTATCGATGTAGTTCGGTTAAGATTACCGTGATACCGACCAACACCATTCCAATTACAAATGTTTTAAATATCATTGTTTGTCTCCTCCTTGAGAGCTGTATAATCTTCACACAGCTCCGCATACTCTTCTTCCATGACGATTATTACGTCAGATAGGCGTTCTGCCTCACATATAGCATTGAGGGCTATTTTTTCAAGGAACTGCTCGTATGTGCAGTCGGGCTTAATTCTGCCCAGTTTTATTCCACTATCTGTAGATATGGAATAGTGTTTCACTTCTCTAGCTCTACGGTCTCTGCCGTAGTTGCCTAAAATGTTCAGTGCATTATTAGCACCGAACTCTATTATTCTTTTATTAATTATGGCGCTCATGATGTACCTCCTTACCTCGCCCCTAGCATGTAGAGGGTTATCCATAACATTGGGATTAATGCTGTAACTCCTACCGCACTAACGACCTCTTGTATCGGTGTGTTTCCGTTCTCCTCGCATGCCTCTAGTAGTACGTCCTTTACCGACTTAAACAGCTCTCTCATCTGTATCACCTCTCATAATCTCCAGTGCCCTTAGCATGGTGTAGAACTCCGTCTGTGCCTGCTTGGTTGCTTTGTCGAACAGACCGAATCTATCGACCTTCTCTCTGTAATCCTCTTCAAGGCTCTTTACTTCTTGCGATAGTCTCTCTAGGTTCTCTGACAGTTCGGCGCTCACCGTCTCAAATTCCTTTAAGCGGAATCGATACTGCTTGCCGATTTTGTAAATGCCCTTACAACCCATCTGTCCTAGTTTTCTGAGTACCTGCTCGTCTATTTGCAGTATTTCAGATGCCTCGCTAGTCGAGATGAATCGTTCATCTACAGGTATAGGTGTGTCCATGTGTTCCCTCCTTGATATAGTGTTGTGATATACTCACCTCGAAAGGAGGTGATTAAGTATGCGAATGGCTCCCGGACAACTCTTATCGCTATGAGCGTCTATAGGAACGCCGATAATGCTCTCATCCACCCTTATATACTCTGATGTAATTACTACGGTCATATGAGGATGGTAGTTTTTAAGCTCTTTTGCGACATGCTTCGATGCCTCTATTAGTTTTGTAAATCCCTGCCCTTGCACGTGTCCTCCTTTCTGGTTTCAATGTTGCTTAATAGGCAACTTAACGAGTAAAAAAAATTGGTGTTGGTGATTCGAGTTCTAATAGGTCTATAATTTTCTCTATCTCTGCTCTTGTAAACTCCGATTTTCCAGAGGTTTTGCGGTAATAGGTAGCCTCGCTTATTCCCACTTTTTCGCAGAACTTTCCGACATTATAGCCCCTCTTTTTGAACTCGTATTCGAGTAAGTTCTTATCCATATATTGCTGCAACTCCTTTCTTGTTAACTATGAGGCAACTTCAATATACAACTATCCTTTGTTGCTTGTCAAGTCACTTTTTAAAAAATTTTTTCTTTTTTGTTGCCTTTTATGCAAATATTGATATAATTGTTTCATAAATGATAGTGGCATTATCAAGGAGATAAAAATGAACGAAGGCGAAAGAATAAGAGAACGACGCAAAGAGCTAGGACTCACACTAGAGGATGTTGCTCGAGCTCTCGGAGTAGGAAAGGCAACTATACATAAGTATGAAACGGACAAAATCAGAAATATTCCATCAGATAAACTAAAGTTGTTGGCGAGAGTGCTACAAACTACGCCCGAGTATTTGATTGGCTGGCAAAATCAAATGGTAGAAGACGCGTGTTCTTTTTACGATCAGAAAATCGACATAGAAAATGCGGGCTATCACCTAGAGGCTGTGCCTAACGGAAAGCAATCATATTATCTGAATGAAGATGCAGCAAAGGCTGCTGAGGAACTTTATAAGAGAGATGATTTACGTGTGCTGTTCGATGCAGCTCGAGACGTATCGGAAGAGGATATAAGGTATGTGGCAACATTGCTAGAAAAATTAAAAAAGAAGGAAGGTAAGTAACTGTGGAGAATTTGTACAGGGTTGCTTATGTTGATTTACCCTGTAAGGTTCACGGATTAACCGCCTATTATTTCGAGGACGGCCAGACATTCTACACCGTATTTGTTAACGCAAGGGACTCGATAGAGCGACAACATAAGACCCTACAACACGAACTAGAGCACATTAGAAACGATGATCTGTGCACGATGCTGTCCGTACAAGACTTAGAGGCATTAAGGCACAATTTGATATAGTCTATAAAGGGTAAAAAGGACAAGCTAACAGAATCGAGGTAAGTTATGAAGAAACTAATCACAATCGCATTGGCTATCACACTTATGTTATCTGTCGCAATAGGACTGACAGGGTGTGGCGGAAAGAAAGCTGAAACTAAAAAGAAGCCGTATAACCTTAGTGGCGAGTGGAAGCAAGTCAACGGAGACGCAGACGGATGGCAACAGGCGACCGTTACAGCTGATACTATTGAGATCTATTGGATGAGCGATGACACGAAAGCTCTATATTGGTCTGGAACGTATGAAAAGCCAACAAAATATACAAAGGTTTATAAATGGACGTCGACAGCCAACAAGGAAAAGCATGAAAGCGCTTTATTGGCGTCTCAGGACGATACAAAAGAATTTACTTACGACGGCAAACATATCAAATACAAAGCCTCTGCAATGGGTGTAGAAAAGACAATAAAGCTTGAAAAAGTAAAGAAGTAAATAAAAAAACCGCCCCTACGCCAATAGGAGCGATTCGGAGCTATTGATGTAATCACCAATAACACAACACAATATCAATTAGAAGTATATCAGTAGCGCCCATATATTACAACTAAGATGTGAAAATAGTTGTTATTAGGGCGCTTTTTGTGCAAAATTTGCAGAAAATTGGGAAATAATCGACATTTAAGAGGTTTTAGTATGTATATCGTAAAAGTCGGAACAAATAAATATAGGGCGACTCTCTCCCAAACGATTAATGGCAAAAGGAAAAGGTACACCAAGACATTTACTACGGCCAAGAAGAAGGATGCTGTCAAAATGGCGCAGATATGGGAGCAAGAGGTGCTCACTAAAGGCTCTAGCGACTACACTGTGTATGGGCTTATTTCGGCTGTGTGGGAGACCGTAATAAAGAATAAGTCACCTAATACCGTTGATGGTTACAACACCTGTAGAGGGCGGATTTTCGCCACTATGGATGATATAGATGCGAGAGACCTATCACCTAGATGTATACAGAAGTGGATTGATAAACTGGCCAAGGCGAATTACTCGGCCAAGACAATTAGGTCGACTTATTCTGTGCTATCTCGGTGCTGTTCTATTGCTGTTGCGTGGGAAATTCTACCGACTAACCCATGCCATGACGTTATACTTCCAACTAACACCCGTAAGTCTACTCGCATACTCTCTCCGTCCGAACTGGCTATCTTTATACATAATCTAGATACATTACCGATAGACAGCAAAGTGCTGTTCGAACTAGCTCTATTCTGCTCTCTACGACGCGGCGAGGTGCTCGCAATTGAGGACAAGCCTACAGGAGATAGAGTACTTATAGATAAGGCGCGTTATAGGTCGAAAAATGGTACGGACTTTATAAAAGAGCCAAAAACCTCTTCAGGCAAACGATATTGTGCTATTCCCGAATTCGTTCAGAATGATATAGCTGATTTAGGAGAGTTCCACGAGACAGAAAAGAAACGATTAGGCTCTGCGTGGAATGACAGCAAGTACCTCATCAAGGCAGAGGACGGCTCGCCATTAAGACCGCAAGCTGTTAACGAGCGACTCCGTAGGTATGTAAGTCGCATAGGTATTGATCACATTACGTATCATCAACTTAGGCACACATATGCGTCTATCGTTGCTAGTGAGGGCACTGATTTAGTCACTCTATCGAGATTAATGGGTCACTCCAATAAATCAACCACTCTTAACATATATACTCACCTGTTTAAGGACGAGAGTGATATTGGTAAGGCGGTTGCAAATAATTTTGATAATATGGTAGAAAATTTGAAAAAAGTCACGAAATAG